CGCCCCGGCAACGCCTATGGACCCGCGCTGCGGACTGCACCTCCCTATGCCGCGCGACACATACCGTGGTACTGGACCAAAGACGCCGTGACTGGGGAAATTCGGTACTATCTGAAAGCGCTCGCCAACGCTGTTGTCGCGGGGATGTGGTCCCCGCGCCTTGTGACATTACTCGATGAGGAGCAGACATGATCACCCTGTGTGTCTTAATGCCCGTGTTTCGTCGCCACCGCCTCGCCAACAACGCGGTGGCCTGTTTTCTGGCAAATACCTTGCCAGCCGACGTGTGCGCCCATTTGATTGTCATTGACGACGGCGACACATTTCACGATCTCGGATTCGGGACCCACCCCGCGGCGAGCCACCATGTGCACCTCTGGAAGGCCCCGCGATTCCCTACGTTAGCCCACAAGTACCGCTCCGCACTCGAGGAGGTTCTACACCACTTCTCGCCTGAGATTGTCGCCATCTTTGAGGATGACGATGTCTATCTGCCGTGGCATCTGGGCACACACATCGAAGCGTTGCGCGGCAAGACCACGGCGTGGTCGAAGCCATCCCGGGTATGGACCGACTACCGGAATCCAAGCCATTGGGAATTAGAACCGTCGGCTGGGCGATTCCACGCGTCGATCGCGTTTACCGCCGACGTCACTGCCCGTTGGAAGCCGGAGGCGGGTGCCGCGTTCGATCAAACCTTTATGGCAGACCTCGAGAGGGAATGCGGGGCCCCGGTTGACCCGCTGTCGCTGTGCCCTGTTCCGGGTTACTGTTTTCGGTGGCATTCGGGCGAGTGGCACGCGCAACACTGGATGAGTTGCGGCGACAACGCCTGGTATGATAAAGCGTTGGAGGCCGCGCCGGTCCCCCCCCGGGCGCTGCTGATACCGGAATTCGACCAAACAACGACGCAAGCTATCGCAATGCTACAGGAACGCCACACTTATGAATGCCGACGTTCGTGATCTCTACGTGGCCTATCTGGTGGCCTACTACACACTGGCGCGGAGCGCCGACTACTCCGTAGAACGATACGCTGATGACGATGAGGGCCGATGGATTACCATTGGCGGCAGGCCAGAAGGCGGCAAAAAGCACGTTGGGGGAACCCACGTGAGGATCGATAATGAGGGGCGAATCATTGATGGCCCGGAGGAACTCACCGGCAAGCGGGTATCGGAACTCAGTGAGGAATCGCAACGCAGCGAGGAACCGGACCTCAGTGAGGAATCGGAACTCCCTGAGGAACCCGAATTGAGTGAGGAATCGGAAGGCGATGAGGACGAGAAACTCAAAGATGGGCAGCCTGGCGTATTCGGCCCACTCGCCGAGGAGAAGATTTACAAACTGGGGTACTACCATACGATTTATCGCGGTCTCCGACGGCGCGCCATTCCCGTCAAAAACATTTTCGGCGAGTATGTGAAGCAGCCGACGCTCGACATGCAGGAAGCCGGCTACGCCTTTTTTACTGACGACATCGCGTATGCGGAGAGGTTCGCGGACCCGGAGGAACCGAGATACATTCACGCAATGCTCGAGCCACACGCCGTCGTCTTAGATTTGGCCAATGTGCCAGACTACGTGGACGGCGAATATCTGGACAGTATCATCCCGGGATTGGCCAAGGCAATGGGATACTCGCGCCCTAACGAATTCATTGAGGCTGACGCACTATGGGCGAAGCCTGACGTGAACGTGAAGCCGTTGGCCGACTTCGTGCGACAGTACGGAATCGACGTTATCATGTGGCGCGAACGCGAGTCGTGGACATTCATCGTCGTGAATCCGGAGGCGATCGACATTGAGGGGATCAAACGCTTCGACCGCGACGAGGACGACGAGGATGAGGAGGAGGAGGAGCAATAGGATGCCCCACCCGTTACACGTACGCGATCTCTATGTGGCGTATCTGGCAGCGCGCTTTGGCCGCAACGCAACGCCCGAATTGTACAGGGAGGAGCAGTGGATCACGATCGGAAGGTGTCGGAGTTGAAGCGCTCGGACAACGCGCCACGCAAGCTCCGTCGCTCAGAATCGCTGCCGTGACAACAGTTTCTGTTTGCCGGGGCGAAACCCCCTCAGTAACGCCCGGCCAAACAGGGCCAATTGCCATTTCATGAGCCGGAGGAACGGCACCCGATGACCACGAGCACAACGAGCACACCTAGCCGCTTGCTGTCTATAATCTAATACTAGCGCCGCGCCGGATTCGGGAAGTCCACCCCCCACCCCCTCACACCTCGAGGCGCACTTCCACGTGTCACCCCCTCATCCCCTGACCCGTCCCCCCAAAAAAATTTTGGGCTGCCGGGAATTTTGCCTCTTGACAACGCCCGCACAATACGATATTATAATAATAGAAATGTGTGACGAAGGGCGTCACACAAACGTAGTACAAGGTGACAAGGAACAAGGCAAGGAGACTCACATGAAAGCCACAGTCACACGACAATGCGGTCACCAAGAGGTTGTGACGGTGTACGGCCCTTACAAGGGCCGTGAAAGTCGCCTCGAATATGAGGCGACAAAGCTGTGTGCGGACTGCTACCGCACACAAAAAGCCGCTCAGGCCGACGCGGCCAAGGCGGAAGTGGCCGATGTCATTGGCCGCTTGGGCCTGCCGGAATTGGAAGGCACGCCCAAGCAGGTTGCATGGGCGAGCGACATCCGGGCGAATCGAGTGCGCCAATTGCTCGACGAGGCCCGGGCGATTGGCAAGACAAAAGAGGAATTTGTGGCCGCATACCAAGCAACAGTGCGCGGCGACTACGTGCGGCGCGCGCTGAATGAGGTCTCGGCGGCGGCATGGATCGACAGCCGCGATCTCAGCCTGAAGGAATGGGCTCGCCGGTACCATCAGGCAGGCGGCGCAACGGTTGATCCCATTATGTCTGTGTTAGAAGGAGGACTGCAATGAAAGTATGGATTAACGGCCGGCTCCGCCGTGCGGAGCTCACAACCGAGCACGCGGCGAGCTCCTACGGCCGGCCGGTGCTCGTGATCGAGGGGGAGGCGTTCTCGCCCCTCGACGTTCTCGCCAACGGCCTCTGTTTGGCCGTGGCATCCAAGGCCGAGCGGGAAGCCCTCGCTGCTGCGGGATATCGGCTGGCGCCGGAGCCCTGGGGACTCCGGCTGCGGAGGGCTCGGATTGCTGCCCGTATGACGCAGGGCGAGTTGGCTGCGAAATGCGGCCTCAGGCAGTCCGAAATCGCCCGCCTCGAAGCGCGCTTGCATCCGCCAAGCGCGCGGATGGTTACGCGGTTGGAGTTGGGATTGGGAAAGAAGTTATAGGAGAATAGCCATGTTGTCGCTGAAAGTGAATTTCGCCAAGGAAACGTGGTACCCACTGCTCAAAGTGGGACACACTTATAATGAAACGGGCATCGCGAAGGTCATTAGGGTGAACGGCAAGGCGCACCTGCAACCGCGCTTCGTAGCCGGCGCCGACTGGCATTTGCTCGACCTCTTGCGCACAGACGCGTTGCCCAAGCATATAAACTGGCCAACACTGTTTGCGTGGAGAAACGGATTTCTTGTAACGCCGGGAAAACTAGTATCAAATTCGGGCTGCCACCGTACCGAGTTGCGGTGGCTGATTACGGACGGCTACCACGCCCGTCTCTGGAAAATTCGGAATGTGATGGAGGCGCCACGCCAAGACAGGGACGCGCTCCTGGCGTTTCTCGACGCATTCTGCGGCGGGGCCTCAGCGGTGATCGACTATGTCGCCGCGGGGCCGGACCGGGCCCTCATCCTGGAGGAGGCGGGAATCGCCAATCCCGCCGCGACAATCTATTTCAACGAGATGGATGTCGAAGGTTGCGGCGACATGGCGATTGCATGTGGGAAGACCCTATGTTTCCCGGTGGAAGTCGCCTGTGATAACGAAGAACATCGGCCATGCAGCCAGGTCCCACACTCGTTCTACGGAACGGAATTTAGGGCCTCAGCGTGGTATCGGTGGAAGTCGGCCACGGGGTCTTACGCACTCGGGCACCTCAGCGAGAGCCAAACGGTGAATTCCCCCGACGGTGACAGTGTGGACTTCGGCCCCGGGTGGTGGCTGTTCATGCACCAATAAGTTGTTGGCGATTTAGATTGGAGGACAACACATGCGCACTTGGGATGATGCAATCATCAGCATTAAGGACGTGAATTACGAGGACGCGGTTGAGGCCGTTCGCCGAGCGGCCCGCAAGTATAAAAGCAAGCATGTCGCCGTGTGGGACGATCTCATATGGCGCTGCTGGCAGGAATCAGGGCTGGACCACCGCAGTGACGCGGAACGTCGCAAACAGCCCAGGGAGGTCAGGGCCTATGGTGTAAATAAAGACATGCTGCGGTGCATGGGCCTTGTCGGATGCGATGACGCCGCGCATGTCCTATTTGTGTGTCGCGAGGCCCAATGGGCTGTTGTGGCGAGCACCGGCTTGCTCGTGGAGGACTACGAGCAATAATGGAAACAAAAGGCCGGTCGTCGATCGGCCCTGATTGACTTGCCGCCTCCTGTTGTGGTAGCCCCGGCTTCGGCTGGGGCTTTTTTGTTTCCTGTCGCCCTGCCGCCGCCTGTGGCATAAACAGCCGCCCTACCCGAACGGCGCTACAGCGGATTGCAAATCCGCCATTCGTCGGTTCGAATCCGACCGGCGCCTCTGGCAGGTGCCTGGTTCCGCGAGGACTAGGGGGCTTTTGCGCCTAGTGAGCCTATGCACACCTGCCATCTTTATTGCTGAAATTTTCAGGTAGTTGTATAATAGGGGAATGAGTATGCTGACGTTCCACAAAGAGCGATTGCTTACGGCGTCTGAAGCGGCCGACCTGCTAGGCATGACACACGGACGCGTGTGTCAGCTTCTCCGCGCTGGCCTTATGAAAGGACATAAAGTTGGCCGACTTGTCTGGTTGATCCCCGAAACCGAGGTAAAAAAATTCGCAGATCAACCGTCGGTGGGGCGTCCACGGTCACGTCAGAGAACATGCTCTTCGTAAGTCGGCTTCACAACGCAACATATTTTCGTCGCTAGCCGTCTTGACAGTTTTACAAGGCGCTGTACAATGGACGTAGCATTAATCACTAGGCGCCTCTTAGTCGCCTCTTGCGACGGCTGAGTGGGGGCCCAATGATCGGGCGTCTAGCCCGCTGAAATTCCAGAGGAAAACCGGTGGCCGGGAGCATAAATCGTGCCCCAGCAATCCGCCACATAAAAATCCGCACGGCGGTCGTGCGGTCTCCCGGCTGCCGGTCATATCTGGAGGAGCGGCGATGGACACAACAAAACTTATGTCGATGTCTGTGGCGCAGCTTCGCCGCGTGCTCGAGTCGATGGGCATGTCGCCTCGAGGTGCGAGGACGAAGCGGGAGCTGATCGATCGCATCGCGACGGAATTGCGGATTCGCCGCGATCTAGCGGCGATTCGCGGCGGAGCACGCCCTTAATTGGAGACAGGAACGGCGGTGGCCGCGGCGCCGGCGCCTTAGAGCCTTACCCCGGGCGGTCCGGGAATCGCCGGCGCCGGCCACGATTGCATAGTGGTTTTGCACTAGAGAGAGAATGGACGCCAATTATACTAGGAGATTAGGATCGCGACTTATCCATAGCGGCACGGCGGCCAGTACCGTCGATACCACACGGGGGCCGTTCCATGCGACTAGTCGAGATTGCGCGAGCATATGTCTCCCACAACATTGGTTTATCTGCGCGTTATCAGAAGGACATTCTGTCGGTCGCGTGTCGCTGTTCCGAGTTCTGCGGCTGCGTGAACGGGTCGATGCCATCGAGCCAGCAGATTGCGGCGTGGTTTGCCGCATGTCTGGACAAGGGGTTGTCGCCGAACACGCTGCTACGATATCGCCGGAATCTGTCGGCGATAATCAAATTCGGCGTAGAATCCAACCTGTGCGAAGCGATTCGGCTTCCCAAGATCAAGCCGCGATCGTCAGTACCAAAGGCCTGGACCTTGCAGGAGTTCGAAACGGTTTTAGCGGAAGCGGCCAGAACTCCGGGATTCGTTGGCAAGGTCCCGGCTTGCGATTGGTGGCCTGCGCTGCTGCTCACTCTTTATTGGACTGGCGCGCGTATAAGCTCAGTTCTAATCGCCACGCCGGAAGATATCGATTTAGATCGACATATTCTCACATTGAGAAAGACAAAGAATGCCAAGGTCGCGATTTATCGGCTACATCCTCAAGCAACCGACGCAATCCGCAGGATTTTCGATCCGAAGGCACCACGTTTGTTCGTCTGGCCATACCAGGAACCCTGGTTGTTCAAATGCCTTCGGCGGATTGTATCGCGGAGCGGTGTTGCGTGTCCCAAGGGCAACGCAAGTCTGACATATCGCATCAAGCGCACCGCGTTGACATATTGTTGGTCAGTCGATCCTGCGATTGCGCAGCGGCAGGCCGATCATTCGTCAGCGCAGACGACCCTTCGGCATTATGTCGATCCGCGACTTGTCGCCCTTCATGCGCAATGCGCAGCCGACGTGTTGCCCGTGCCGAAACTGGAAACAGGTCCGAGATATCGACAAGGTTTCCTTTTCCCTTTGGACTGAGCCCCCTGGTCGCTCTTGCCCCCCTGTGTCACCCGTGCAGCGACCGGGGGGTTTGTTACTCTAGCGCGGGCTGGGGACAAGGGCAAGTCCACGCAATGATGTGAGCATGAAAGGACGCACAGAACACATGAAAGCGCTTGATCTTGCCCTCCGGGAAAGTCTCACCCCCCTTGCCAGCCGCGCGGCGGCTGTGGGAATCGACATTGTCGCCACGCGACAGGCGGTTCTGTCCCTCGTGAAGGACAACCCTCGCCTGGCGCAGTGTACTACGCGTTCCATTTGTGAGGCCGTAGCCAAGGCCGTCTATCTGGGCCTCGATCTTGCCCCGGCAGCCCAGGAGGCGTATCTCACCCCGCGGAAATCCCGGGCGGTCCTCGTCCCAGACTATCGAGGGCTGTTGAAACTGGCCTATCAGAATCCGCGCGTGGCGTGTGTCGAGTCGCGGGTCGTGTGTCTGCGAGATGATTTTACCCTCGATTTTGGGGACCCAATGGGGCGGATTGTCCGCCACCGGCCCTATCTCAAACCCCTCGACGACAATGAGGTGAATCCGGCCATCGGGGCGTATGCCATCGTGTGGTGGAAGGACTGCTCGCAGCCGCTGGTGGAGTGGATGACGAAAGAGCAAATTGAGGCCAACGCGGAACGCGGAGGAAACTCCGAAGACGATTCCCCATGGCAGACGGACTGGGCGCAGATGGCCCGCAAGACCGTGCTGAAGCGGTTGCTCAACTACGTTCCCCTGGGAAAAAGTGTGAGTGAGCAATTACGCGCGGAAAGCGAAGGGGAGGAGGGGGAGCCGCAACAGTCATCGGAGTCTGAGGAGCCTGTAGCCGCAGTCACTTTGGTCGATGAGTATATGGCTTCGATTACGTCGGCGGCCCCTGAGGGAATCGACGCCGTGATTGCGGCTATTCGCCAAGACGACCGCCTCGACCACCGGGAAAAAACGGAATTGTTTAATGCGGCCACAGCGCGCAAGCGTGAGATGACCAGGCAACGTTAGGAGAAGCGAGAATGGCGACAATCAAGGTTATCGACGACGACGAGGTCACAGTGCAGGACCTGATGGAGGCTTATCGGGAACTGCAGGCGGCGCGCGACAATTTGGCGGAACTGAAGGAAGTGATACAATCGGCGAAAAAACGTGTCGCGGCGGCGGAGGCGGAATTGGAGCGTCTTTTCCTTAAACTCGAAGGCGAGAAGTAGTCTTTAATCTTTAAAGGAAGGGATGGACTTATGCTCGTGTTGACACGGAAGGCCCAGCAACGGATTGTGTTATCGAACGGCGTGACAATTGTGGTCTCGCACATCAAGGGGAAGTCTGTGAAACTGGCCGTTTCCGCCCCGCCAGGTGTGCGTATTCTTCGGGAAGAGTTGTTATCCAAGCAGCGGAAGTGCGCCGAGTCGGAGAAGAGCGAATGAGTCGCACAGTGACGATTTGCGAACACGCCGACTGTGGGGAGTGCTATCGGTGCCGTTTGCGCCGGTTGCAATCCGCGTTCGACGCCCTGCGCGATGCCGTATGGAAAATGCGTCAGGCCCAGCGGGCATACTTTCAAACAAAGGCGATCTCAGCCCTCCGGGAGGCCCAGTCGCTGGAACGGAAGGTCGATCGACTGCTCGAGGCGAAGGCCGATCAACAATTGCGACTATTGTAAAGGAGTGCCCATGGCCTATTTTTCGATCTACGCGCGCAACGGCTACACGTTCGTCAGCATTGTTACCCAGCATGGCGATTACACCCTTGGTTTCCCGAGCGGCGTCGCAACACAGCGCGTGACCATCGACGCTTGGGCGGCGTGGGCGTACGCGCTGGCTGAAGAAGGCGCCATCCCTTTTTCTCTGGCCGAATCGCTCGCTGACACATTGGAGATGAGGGCGGAGGCCTATCTGCCGGCGCCGATTCGTTGGCTGCGAAGACTCGGTGGGACTGGAAGAAAACATAGCTAGGCTAGGGAAAGCGATTGGAAACAGGCATGGACGACTGGATTATTGTTGGCTACGGCCTGGCGGAACGGCGCGAAGTCGGGATCATCGCCTCCCAGTTGCGCCGGTCACGATTTGAGGTCGTTGGATACCTGGTGACCCTGTGGGGATGGTTTTCTCGTGAAACCCCCGACGGGCACGTGCAGATCGACGTGGCGACCCTTGCGGACGTCCTAGGTGTACCGCGGCGCTTCCTCGACTGTCTCCTGTCCGTCGGCTGGCTTTCACAGAAAGACGATGTTTTAAGCATTCCCCATTGGGACAAGTGGTTGTCGCCGTCGGCCAAAGCGCGGCTTGCGGCGGCGTACTACCAGCGCTTTCGCCGCGCCCAACAAGCGGCGTCGAACAAATGTTCTACGTTTGTTAGACGCCTATATAACGACGTCGACGACGACGAAAAAGGGGAAAAAGGGGGTCCGGGGGAAAAGGGGGACGACGCACATTCGTCGAACGTTTGTCCGGACAAATGTCAGACATCGGAGGTTTGGAGTTGGTTCCGGAGGTACGCCGCGGCGTGGGGCGCCCGGGGCCCGACGTCGAAGCGGGATCGTGCTCTCTTGTGGCGGGTGTGCTCCCTGGCGGCGGCGGGTGAAACCTGGGCCCAAGCCGCTGTGGAGGCGCTTGCCGCCGCGAATGCGGCCAGGCCGGGGGCGTACCTGCAGAAACTGGTTTTGGAACTGGGGCCGAAGTCGCCACATGTCTCGGTCGTCCTGGCCGCGATTGCCCTTCCCGTAGAAATCACCCGTCACATGGTGGTCCAGGCGGCCCCGAAGCCGGTAGAAGGCGATGGACGCCCGCTATCGCCAGAGGAGGGGCGGGAACTGGTAAAGGAATTGATGGCGGCTGTTGGGAAGGCGAGCTCGTGACTGCGCATTCAAGACATTTGTGGACGTGATACTGAAACCTGGGACGAGAGACAACCATGCCGACGGATCGCTTGCCTGCTCCCATACCCTGGTTTGGTGGCAAAGGAAGGATGATTGCCAAATTGATGCAACATGTTCCTCTGGGCGGCAGGCCCTACTGCGAGCCGTATATGGGCGCAGCGAGCCTTTTTTTCGCGCGCCCGCCAGCGCCCGTCGAAGTGCTCAATGACCTCGACGGGGACCTGGTAAATCTGTTTCGCTGTTTGCAGAATCCAGCGACTTTCGGCGAGCTCAGACATCGCCTGTTATACACGCTCTACGCGCGCTCCGAATATTGCCGCGCTGTCGAGATACTGAACGATCGAACAGTCACTGATCCCGTCATGCGGGCGTGGGCCTTTTTTGTCGGCCATAACCTTGGCATGAGTGGCAGAGTGCAGAGGGCTGGTAGTTGGGGGCGTGCCTTTACGCCCACATACGGAGTCGCCCACACGACCAATCGCTGGATGAAGCGGCTAAACATGCTGGACGAGTGGCACAGGCGACTACTGGCAGTCCAAATTGACAATCGGGACGCCCTCGAGGTCATCCGGTACTGGGATACGCCCGATGCCGTGTTTTACGTCGACCCGCCGTATCACCCCAGCACGCGGATCGATAAAAACATTTATGCTGCGGAAACAAACCATGATCACTATGTCGAACTCGTGCGGACACTCGTGGCGTGTCAAGGGGCCGTTGTGCTGTCAGGCTACGACCACCCGGTGTTCACCCCACTAGCCGATGCCGGCTGGCGCAAGACGACATACACGACAGTCTGTCATGCAGCGGCACGCGTTCGAAACTCGGGCCTACAGGGGGACGGCGCAGCGTACCGCAAGGTGCCGCGCACCGAGGTTCTCTGGGCCAATCCCAAGGCGGTTCAAGCGGTGGAAAATCCTAAGTTGCTCTGAGCATAGGAAGGCGAAGCCATGGTGTCGAAGTTGCTGTACCTTGATATGGATGGCGTTCTGGTGAATTTTGTGGGGGGGGTCTGTCGCCAATTGGGAACGACAGAGGAGGAATTGATTGCGCGCCATTCCAAACCGGTTCCTTGGGATCTGCCAAAGCTGTTCGGTCGCTCGTTTAGTGACATCGAGCCGAAACTCGATGAGGGGTTTTGGTACAGGCTGGAAAAATATCCCTGGGCCGATGAGTTAGTCGAATTTCTCACTCATTATTTCCCCGACGGTGTGGTTCTCTGCACATCGGCGGGAAGGCCGGGGACAAGCTTTTTTCATCGGGCTGCGATAGGCAAGTCCCTGTGGGTTCACAAACATTTCCCGCAACTGGCCGATTCGATGGTAATTTGCCATCACAAATGGCATCTGGCTGGAGTCGGTAAACTCCTGCTTGATGATTCTGTAAAAAACGTCCTCGAATTCGCCAGTCACGGTGGGACGGGTATCGTATTTCCTCAATGGTGGAATTGGCGTTGGTTGCTGGTGGAATACGGCCTCTTTCTCGATCGCGTCAAAGATACCATTAAAGCATTGGCGGAAGAAGATGTGGCCGACAATATTTATTCCGTATGGCAATGAGCGGACTGGTCGGCGCGTTCAGCAGCCGACTGCTCAACTGTTCACAACGGCTCACGACTGTTCACAAGCGTTCACGGCCAACTGTTCAATCGTTCACAACTGTTTAGCCGCGTTTTCTTGTCGCCGCAAGTGCATATCTGTTTGTGCGATACGCCGAAGTGTTCACACCGTTCACGTGTTTGTTGTGAACGTTTACACTTTTATATAGAGGGGCCGCGCCGTGTGGTCCCGAGATTTTGCAGTCTAGGGAGGACGTGGCAGGGAACTCTATGACCAACAGCAGACAGAAGGGGAAACGTGGCGAACTAGAAGCGGCTAAGGTGCTCAAAAAACTGGGCATTGACGCCAGGCGCTCGGCCCAATATTGTGGCCATCATGGTACGGGCGATTTGGCTGTCGATTGTCCCATTCACTTTGAGGTTAAGCGTCAGGAACGGCTGAACGTTTACGAGGCCATCAATCAAGCGGTCAGAGATAGTAGCGGCAAGGTTCCCGTTGTCCTGTGGCGTCGCAATCGCTGCGACTGGCTTCTGATTCTGCGTGTGGATGATGTGTTGGGCTTTGTTGAGGCTATGATGAAGAGAGAAAGAGAGATACCATGAACCGGTACTACCCAAATCCGCCACCGTTAATGCAACAACGTCCGTCGCCTGGGGTCAGGCCTGTCATGATTTTGCATGTCATGGCATGTCTGGCTGGAATGGGCTTCTGTGCCATAAGCGGGTTGTATTCCCTGGGCGTTTGGGCTGATATGATGAGCGCGGACAACAGCCCATTAACACTGTCGATGGCCGGTCCATACACCACGGCGACGGTGATTGCTGGGGTGGGTTTTTTTCTACTGATGGAGCGCTTATTGGCCGCGTTTGATGAGCGATGACAAGATCCTGCGCGATATCGAGGCCGCAGAACTCATTTTGAAACATCCGCGGATTCTCGAGCTGTACAATGTCCCGCAATGCGGTGCAACGCCGGCCCAACTGCGGGCGGCAGTGCAACTTGCCGAATCGTCGGGGCGTATTGGCGTGCTGATCTGCGAGGACTGCCAACCCGACGATAAATATCTTGTCGTTCGGGTGGTGGACGTGCCGCTGCTTGTCTCGCTGATTTATCAAAAACTCTGTTAATAGTGGCGGCATTCCGCCGGGACGCCCCGTTACATTACGGGCATGGTCAGTGACGCACGACGAGTCCTGGCGCGTTTTCTGGCGAAACGTGGTGTTTCGCAACGTGCGATTGCGCGCGTGTTGCGGATTGATCGCGGAACCGTTGCGCGAATGCTGTCAAACCGGGAACCGTTGACAACCCGGCTTTTGGTTGTGCGCCGTTGCCCGCGTTGCGGTGGATTGGGAACGTGGCCGTGTCAGGCCTGTCAGGCAAGAAGGAAGCGGATATGTGGGTGATCCAACTGATTCGGACATTGCGGCTATTGGTCAAAGTCCCGGCGATTGAAAACGAGAGCGAACTGCGGCATTTTCTGGCGCGGGTGTTGGACGCGGTGGCGCCGTTGGCGGCCTATACGCCGTCCAAACTCGACGACCTTGGGGTCGCGGCTTTACGAACGATCGTCCTGACCGACGCGGTGTGGGAGGTGTTTTATCGACTCGTGAAATTCGCGGCCGGGAGCGACGACCTGCCGGCCCTGGTTGCCGCCACCGGACTAACGGAATCACAACTCGTGATGCTGAGGGACGCGATTTATGACCAGACTCATGGGGTCGATCCTGGCAATTCTGCTGGTGGTTTCGGGACCACGCGCGTGGCCTAGTCCGCCTCCGGCCACATTGCAAATCGAGAAGAGCGATGGCGGGCTACGGATGACGTCGCCGGGGGCGGCGGATATCGGGGTTGTCCCCCTCGGGTCGAATCGCTTTGCCATCATTCTCGCGATTGGCAATCCGCCGCGGATTCACATCGTTTATTTCGGCGAACTGGCAGACCCTGGACCGACGCCGGGACCTACAATTGCGGAAGCCACTCGGTTGGCACGCGAATGGCTTCTTGTGGTTCCGGAACAAGCGCGCGCCCGGGCGCCGTTGTTGGCGGCGGCCTTTGAATCTGTGGCAAGGCGGATTGAGCAAGGGGAACTGAAAGACGTGCAGGCGATTATCGCCGCCAGCACGGCGGCCAACCGTGAGGCCCTGGGGGATTTGCGGAATGACTGGCTACCTTGGTTCGAGAAACTTCGGCAATACATGAATGGCCTGGCAGATGCAGGCAGATTGGCGAGTGGGGCCGATCATGCGCGACTGTTTCGCGAGATTGCCGAGGGATTGAAGCCATGAGCACTGTTCCCCCTCAATCGATTCTGTCGCTTGGTGGGTGGCGCCAGGACGCGGAGCTCGTGTCGCGGATTTGCGCGGCGAACGGACCGGTCGACGTGTACGCCGCCGCCCCGCATTTGAAAGACGGTGGGAAAGGGGCCCGTCTCATTCTTCTGAATGCCTTGGCCGATGTGGAGAAGGGGTGGACACCGTACCGGCCGCAGACGCGGGGCACGTGCGTGGGCCGTGGCGGTGGGCGAGCATGCGACATCCTGGAGGCGCTGCAGGCAAGGGCGGGCGCGGAGTGGGTGGCCCGCATTTCGAGTGAAATCATCTACGGATTTGCCCGGGTGGAAATTGGCGGGCGGCGGGTTCGGGGCGATGGGGCGGTTGTCGCCAATGCTGTGGAGGCGGTTCGGCGGTTGGGGGTCCTCCCCCGGGGGGCTTACATTGTGAAAGGGCGGAAATATATCATTCCGCCGGAGGACGACGACGCCCTGGCGGTGAAATGGGGTTGGGAGGGGGTCCCGGATGATCTCGAGCCCCTCTGTGAGAAACACCTGGTGCGTGCCTGGGCCCCGGTCGCCAGTTATGAGCAGGCGCGGGACGCGATCGCCGCGGGCTATGTTGTCTGGTTCGGGACATCGCAGGCCTTCTGGCGCGGGCTGCCGGCGCGGCGTGATAGCCGGGGATTCCTGCGGGCGGAGGGGCGGACAGCGCATAGTTGGTTGGCGGTGGGCGTCGATGACGCCGACCGTGACCCCCATTTGATCCTCGATAATCGCTCGTGGGGGGATGGCTGGGTTGTCGGCCCTGAGGGCGAGTATCCAATCCCCCCGGGCTGCTATCGGTGCCGCGCGGAGGATTTCAATCGCGTGGTGAGGGCGGGTGAGGCCTACGCCGTGGGCGATTTGGATGGTTTTCCGCGGAAAAAGGTGGAGTACCTTCTCATATGATGGCAGTCTTACTGGCAATCATGATTGATTATCGATTGGTGTCGCCGGATTATCGCCTGTATGCCCCGTCGGCGCCGCCGGCGGTTGTTGGCGGTAAGGACCAGTCGCAAGGCCCTCAATGCGCCGGCGGGCAGTGCGCCGTACCTCGAACGTTGCCGCCAGTGCGCTGGCGGTTGTTTCGCGGGAGGGCGCGATAATGGCTGATTTGACGGTGTGGAGCGGGGTCACTCAGGCGGGATTTGCGGCATTCGCGTTGGCCCTGTTAGGCTTCAGCGCGTGGTTAGTGCGGATGATTATCAAATTGGCCCAGCAAACGCAGGCGGTGGTGCAGGCGAATACCGAGGTCATAACGAAGCAGATTGATCACTTAGAGGCGATGAGCAGACACACCGACGATTTGCGGCGTGATGTCGAGCGCCTCAGGTACCTTCTCGAAGCGCGTCCCTGTCTCTTGGGCGATGATGATGAGCAGGAGCAATGACGGCCAAGAAAACGGCGAAGAAGACGGCGCGGTCTTGTGCTAGAAGACGTAGCGCAGAGCGCGCAGTGACCCGGACCGATTTGCTGCAAGCGAAATTTCTGGCGGAAATCACCCACCACGCGAATATCGCGACCGCCGCGGAGGAGGCGGGAATCGCGCGGTCCACGCATTATCTCTGGCTGAAAGACCCCGAGTATCGCAAACGCTTCCTGGAATCGCGGGAAACGGCCTACGACAAACTCGAACGGGAGGCGTGGCAACGCGCCGTTTCTGGTTCTGACCGGCTGCTGATGTTTCTCCTGACGGCGTATCGCCCGAAATTCCGGCCAGACGCGCCGCCGCCGGTGGCGGCTGGAGACGACCTGTCTGAGATTCCCGATGACCGTCTCGAACTCGA